GTGGTATAACTGAAAGTTATGGATATAGCGTTGAACGATAGCCGGAAGGAATTCGTTAAAAATTACGTAGGCGGGATGGATCAAACCAACGCCGCTAGAAAGGCAGGATATGCCCACCCTGGGCACGAAGGCTATCGCCTGATGCAAGATCCCGCGATTCAGGCCGCAATACAGGCCGAAATCATCCTCCGGGTTCACACGGAAGGAATGACACTCGCGGTTAACGCTTTGATTAACATACTGAAAAACGACAAGCTATCAGCAGGTGCCAGGGTTGACGCTGCGCGGCTGATTCTCAACAAGGGACCGCTGAATGATGCGGCCATCCAGAAAAGCCACGGAAACAGCGATAAATCACTAACAGAAATGAGCCTGGTAGAGCTGGAAGAATTCATTAAAGGCGGCATAGCGGCGATCGACAAGGCGCACCAGGCGCGCGCCCTCCCGGCTGAGTTTGTGGACGTTACCGCGCAACAAACCCCCGAAGCTGATCCTAAGTAGTTGATCTAATACTAGGGCACACAATCTAGCGCAGGTTGTGCGCTTACCTATTGGCGCGCGTTCAGCGTGTGCGCGTGTCGCTATCCGGTCCATGGTATGGCTCGCGCGAGATCCGAGGCCGGCCCCTGGCCCTATGCCCGAACGCGCAATCGCAAAGGTCACTCGGACCTCGGCACCAAATTGGGGGTGTCAAAACTTTTTCCCTCCGTTTTGTAGGATTGTTTCCCGTGAAACATCCAACATTTTTTCCTCTAAATTGTTGAAAGTTAGAGCGTCTTTCAACAATAATCCTGCGCGTGGAAATCATCTCGCGCAAAAACGCAAAAGCTGCCGGCCTGAAAAGATATTTTACGGGGAAGGCATGCAAGCATGTTGTAAGTTGTTGAAAATCTCTCTGCAAAACGTACTCTCCGCCTCATGTGCCTTCCTTCAGGTGGACAACCCACAAATAAAGACCGCCTTACCGTTTTAGGTGGAGGCACCGCGCGTGCGGCAGGGGAGAAAATTAATGATTACCCAGCCTACATGCGCTACGTCACCGAGACGCAGGCCAACGGCGAAGCCGCGATGAGCCCGGAAGAGTGGGCGCGCACACAATCTCAGCAAATGAGGCGTTAAAATGAATTTCTCCCTTTCCGATGTGCTGTCCATTTTATCCATGCTGCCCACCATAGATGCCATGTGGTCACGCATACTTTCGCTCCTGATGTGGGCCGTTCATAACCCCGTGCAATTTCTGGCGGCCAATACACTTTTCACATGGGTCTTCTACCTGGCGATGTGCTCCGTCAAAAGGGCGTATGACGCAGACACAATACCAAAATTTCTTTTGCCCATAGCATATCCCCTTGTCATTTTATTTCTTGTTGCCGATTGTTTTTTCAATGTTACTTGCGGGACCGTGTTCTTCTTGCAATTACCCTCGACTTGGCTCTTCACCGCCCGCTGCGCTGAGAATAAGAAGCGCGCTGACTGGCGTGGCGTTGAGGCCGAGTTCTGGTGTAAGTACGTTCTGAATCCGTTTTGGTCAACAGGGACGCATTGTTAAGAGGCTGATATGGCACAACCCACCAACTACCAAAAAACCCGCAACTTCACGGATTGGCAAGCGGCCAATCCTAATACCGTCTTCACTGGCGCCGACATGGACCAGGAGTTTGACAACATTGAGGTGACGTTGGATGAGACGCTGAATAATCTCGCCATTATTCAGCGGGATGATGGGGAACTAAGAAATGAGTCGGTACATCCGGATGCGTTTAATGCCGCCGCGCTCGCATTGATCGCCGCTGATTGGACGCCGCGCGGAGATTGGGTTACGGCCACCGCTTATGCCGTGGGTGATTTGGTAGAAGAGACGAGCGCTTCGTATGTATGTTCTACAGCGCACACGTCAGGAACTTTTGCGACGGATCACACGGCAGGGAAGTGGGTAGTTTTATCTCAGTTTTTAACTGTAGGCGTCGATGTTCAGGCATACGATGCGGAACTGGCTTCCATAGCAGGACTTGTGAGCGCGGCAGATAGGCTGCCTTACTTCACGGGATTGGGCACGGCGGCGCTTGCCACCTTTACAGCCGTGGCGCGCACTTTAATTGCGCAAGCCACACAGGCCCTGATGCGCACTACAGGGTTAGGGGCAACTGCCACGGTTGACGCTTTGATTACGGCGGCGAGTGCGGCGGCGGCAAGAACGACGTTGGGCGTTTCTGCTGATAGTGCGCTAATGCATTTGGCGGGCAACGAAAGGATAACCGACAGCAAAACTTTCCAAGAAAAGCTCAACGCCGCCGAGACGATAGGTGGCACGGCCAACGCTATCACCGCCACGTTTAATCCCGCGATCACCGCACTGGTAGACAAGATGCGCGTGAATGTACGCGCTACGGCAGCGAACACTGGTGCGGCCACATTTGTTCCAGACGGACTTGGGGTCGTCGCGATTAAAAAGATTGACTCTGTTAGCGCGGGGCTTGTACCTCTTAAGGCCGGTGACATTCAGGGCGCGGAGCATAATCTTGATCTGGTCTATAGCGCGGGGGCTACAGCGTGGGTATTGCTGAATCCAGCCAATAAAACCTTTGAACTTATACTGCCGTTAAGTTCGTCTGGTTATACCGCCGATTCAAAGGTGGCTCATGCACATGGGCTTGGAGTAATCCCGCCAGCGTGGAGCGTGACATTAAGATGCTCAACGGCTAACTTCGGTTATGCGGCGGGAGATGAAACACATTTCGCTACTCGCGTGTCTGTAAATACTTTTGAACACGTTGCAGGGTATGTAAATGCCACCAATATTGGTTTTGTTTTAGGCAGCGCTATTTATATACCCGATAATACGGGAGGTAGTCGCGGCGAGGGAATAGCTTTGGCTACTATTAATTCGGCTAATTGGTCAGTTGTTTATCGCGCACGAACTACATTTTAGAGTTACAGCATGAGTGACATTGATCCTGTTAAGTTCGGCCAGATGTGCAAGGCTGTAAAGAATATCAAGGAGTGTATCGTTTGTGACGATATTAAGCTGATGCTCTCCCTCCACCCCCCAACCCGGCAAGCTGCGCTACGCCAACCACCTGCTGCGAATGACGCTACCAAATGGCAAGTTAAAGTCAGGGCATGGAAATAAAGCATTAACGTGGCCGCTCAAAAAGAAAAGTCCGCCGCCTCAGAAGACTCCCTCCTTCAATTAGAGGCCCAGCTTCGCGCTGCCCAACGCCTCGCGGCGGTGATGAAGGCGCGATCTTCATTGCTAGATTACGTCTGCTTGACGATGCCCGATCCTGATGCCCCGGATAATCCCACGGCGACGCGTTATGAAATCACCCCCCAAGCAAGATTGCTGTGTGAAGTGCTTGAGAAGGTTGAGCGCGGTGAGCTGCTGCGTGTGTGTGTGAGTATTGGGCCGCAGCTTGGCAAGCTGATCGCGCATGCGACTCCAGTGCTTATGCCAAGCGGGTGGACAACTCACGGCGCACTGGCCGTAGGCGATGATGTTTTTGGCTCCGACGGCCTCCCCGTTAAGGTTGTCGCGTTATCGGAAGATAGTCTCGCAACAATGGAAGTTGTTTTTGCGGACGGATCGGTTATTCGATGCCACGAAAACCATGAATGGCTGGTTAGGGATAATTGGACATTGAAACGGTTGCCGAGAATTATGAGCACTCGCCAGATGATGGAAGCGCGGCTGTGGCGCGGCGAGCGTGGAAAGCGCGGCAGTGAGGCCCATTTTGTCGTTGATTGGATTCCTGTCGTTGGATCTGAAAAGCATTTGCCCATTGACCCTTATGTTCTTGGAGCATGGCTCGGTGACGGATCGCAAGATAAGCCGTGCATAACTCATTCGGAAAATGATGAGGAAGTTGCATTAGCTGTAGGCCAAAGTTTTCAGTTGACGGCGCGGCACATTCATAAAACAACCGGGTGCATCACGTCTTCTTTCGCAGGTAACCGCGAGAAGAAAGGGCGCGGCCAGAGAAGCGCGATGATTATGGCGCTCCACGCGGCGGGCGTTGTCAGAAACAAGCACATTCCTGGCGCTTATCTCGCAGCAAGCGCGGCGCAGCGCATTCAATTGCTGGCTGGCTTGATTGATACTGACGGCACGGTTCATCATGCTTCGCGTCGCGTCACGTTCGCCAACTGCAATAAGAATCTCATTGATGATGTCGCGGCGCTTATACGGAGTTTCGGTATTCGGGCGACCATAACAAAAATACTCCCCGTCACATCCAGTTCCGGCATTGTTGGCAAGCAGGTTTGCTACCAGTGTTCTTTCAGCCCGCCGTTCGAGTTGCCATGCAAGCTGCCGCGCAAATATGTCCGTGGATTTGAAAGCGTGATTCGTGGGCGCGCCATTGTTGACATACGGCCGTGCGCGCCAGAGCCTGGGCGCTGTATCCAGGTGGCTAACGAGGACGGGATTTATCTCGCCGGTCGCGGACTGGTGGCGACACACAACAGCCAACTTATCTCAAGGGCGTTCCCCTCATGGTACATGGGGCGCAACCCGTATAAGCACCTGATGCTCGGCACGTATTCACAAGATTTTGCGAATGATTTTGGTGGCGAGGTGCGCGAGTTGATGACCGCGCCATTTTATAAGCAGGTCTTCCCCGGCGTGGGATTCAGAAAAGGCTCGCTGGCGAAAGACGTGATGATCACGTCAAAGAGCGGGCGCATGAACTTCTTGGGACGCGGCGGTGCCGCTTCCGGTAAGCCGGCCGATTGCCTTGCCGGCGACACAATGATCCAAACTGAAAACGGCCCAATTCCTATTGAGTTGATTGTTGAAAGTGTTGAAAAGCCGCTTGTTTATTCGTTTAATCATCGAATTCAGCGCGTTGAACTGCGGCCAATAATTGCCGCCAGAAAACTTAATGCAGCAAGAATTGTGGAGATTACGTTTGGTGACAACACAATCAAATGCACCGCCGACCATCGAATCTTTGTTGATGGGTTCGGGTACAAAAGGGCGGAACAGATACGCGGCGGCGACCGTATTGTTATGTTGCGCGAGCTGCCAAAAGCATTTTCAAAAAATGACAGCGGAATACGTGAAGTTGGCGAAACGGGGAAAGACCGAGTTTTTCTGCAACCACAAATGTCATGGCGACAGCTTAAAAAAGAAGTGCGAGCGATGTGGCAAACCAACTGGAAAAAAGACAAGTCGGTATTGTTCCGTAGCCTGTCGCCAGCCAGGCAGGCGTCGGTTATCGGACGTTGCGTGTCCTTATTGCGGCGTTATGTTCAGGCCAAAATCACACCTGACTACAACCTGTTCCGCACATTGTGCGAATGCTCTGCATTCGGGGGCAATGGCTGGTCGTCAAAATCCGAATTGGAAACATGGGATGGCGATGAGCAGTTATCCGGCCGTGTTTTACAGTCTGAGAAAAATAATCATCAAGCGAGACGGGAATCGTTGTGTGGTGTGTTCTGGGATTTCTACGATTCCAGGGAAAAGTGGTTTAGTCGTTCATCACGTAGACTCGAACCCAAGAAACAACAAGTTCGAGAACTTGGTGGCTCTCTGCCATACGTGTCACGCAATACATCACAAATCAAAAATCAGTCCGTTTCCGTGGTTAGGGACATATGCGAAACAAATGAGCGTGTCTATGACATACAAGTCGAGGGCAATGAAAATTTCTTCGCAAACAACGCCCTTGTCCATAACTGCATGATTATCGACGACCCTCTTAAAGACGATCAAGAGGCACAATCATCCACTATTCGCAAGGCGCTCTGGAGCTGGTTCAATAAGGTCATGCTCACGCGTTGTCACAAGTTCACTCCCATTGTAATAGTGCATACCAGATGGCATGAGGACGATTTGATCGGACATCTGGTTGACCCCGCACATCCCGAGTATGACGAAAAAATAGCGAAGGACTGGACGTATATAAACCTGCCGGTCATTGTGAAGGACAAGAAATTAGCGGACGCGCTGGGGCTCACACTTGAGGTGCAGACTGATCCGGATGTCGTGGAGCAATTCGGAGATAAGCCTATCGCAACTCTCTGGCCCGAGAGGAAATCGCTTAAATTTCTCGCCGCTGCCCGCCGGCTGGACCGCAGAGGGTTTGAATCGTTGTACGAAGGCAACCCATCTCCCGATGACGGCGACTACTTTAAGCGCGACGATTTGGTGGGCTATCAGCCTGCCGATCTGCCCAAGCACCTGATGATGTACGGCGCCTCCGATCACGCCCTGACTACGAAGGAAGAGAACGATGCAAACTGCGCTGGCGCGTTTGGTATTGATGATTCTGGTGATGTGTGGATTATGCCTGATATTTATTGGGAGCGTTCTGAGACAGATGAGACGCTGGATGCGATCCTTCACCGAATGAAGCACCACAAGATTCTGGTGTGGTTTGCGGAGGATGAGCATATCAACAAGGCGCTTGGGCCATTTAGGCGTCAGAGGCAGCGCGAAGAGCATATTCATACCGCCGTGTTAGGCATCTCACCAGGGCGACGTGATTTGCGCGCTAGGGCGCGATCTGCGCAAGGAATGACACAACTGCGCAAGATTCATTTTCCTAAATGGACTTCGTGGTGGCCGGAAGCGGAGAATGAGCTGCTTAAGTTCCCGTCGGCTAGCCACGATGATTTTGTTTCTTTTTTAGCCCTTATCGGAATGGGGCTAGACAGTCAAACTTCAGCAATTGTTCCCAAGAAGACGGGAAACGTGTATCACACAGGGACTTGGGGATGGCTCAAGATGAGATCCAAACAAGATGCCCAGCGTGAAAAGATGAAGAAAGCTACGGCAGGAATGTGATGAAGGCGATTACACAACAGAGGCTTAAAGAACTTTTACACTACAACTCAGAAACGGGAATTTTTACTAATCGCGTCAGCAGATGCCGCGCGCCAGCAGGAATTATTTCTGGATGCGATGACGGAAGTGGATACATAAGAATTATCATAGATTATCGACGTTATAGAGCACATAGATTAGCGTGGCTGTATATGTTCGGAAAATTTCCCGATGGCGACACTGATCATATTAATGGAATCCGTTCCGATAATCGCATCGCAAATTTGCGAGATATATCCAGTGACGCGAATAAGCAGAATGTAAGGAGCGTGAGAAGCCATAATACTTCCGGTCTTCTTGGTGTTATTTGGGACCATGAAAGAAGTAGATGGATTGCAAAAATAAGCATTCATGGAAAAACTAAGCAAATTGGTCGCTTCGAGACTAAAGAAGAGGCTCATTCTGCATATTTACATACTAAGCGCCGCCTTCACGAAGGATGCACAATATGACCGACGTATACAACAACGAACCAACTGACATCCCGATGCCGATGGGCGGTGAGCCTTCTGCTTCTATCAGCAATGAAGAAGCGGAGAAAGAAGCCACCGCGCAACGCCAGGCGCTCGTCAAGGACATTCTGAAAAAGATTCAGAGCGCCAAGACGTTTTACGCAAAAGCCTTTAAGCGCATGCGCGAGGACATGAAGTTTGCCGCCGGCAAGCAGTGGCCGGGGCAGACGGAAGACGAGGACCGTTATGTCGCCAACGTAGTTCTTCCGCATGTAC